GTTTACCAATTTTCGCGTGGGGGCAAACGCCTTCGTCGTTTGCCCATCGAGCGACTCCGTCGCCGTCAAGACGTCGCCGGAGTCGGCGTCATCGACCGTGTAGGTGATCGTGAAATTGCTGTTCTTATCTCCGAGGTCTCTGTCACTGTCAGAGATCAGAGGGTCAGTGTTCAGGATTTCAAGGACGGGGCGGAAACCGAGGCTCGGGTAGGAGAGCGTAGCACCGTTGCCGACCCAGCCACGGGCCGAAGAGTACCCGCGAACCGCACGGTGCGACGTATTCGAGGAATACGTCTCTTGGCACCAAGTATAGACGCCCATCCAGTTCCAAAGCTGATTATGTGCACTGCTGAGATCGGTTGAATTGAGGCTGCTGTCGAGGTCGGAGGACACAGGAGCCGGAAGACCCGTGATGACCTCCTCGCGAGTGACGAACCTGTCCCACTCATTGTTGGCGGGCGTGCCGCCGGAGTACCAGTCATTTGTCGATCTGGGGCCTGTGCCACCCGTCAGGGAGCGGAGCTTGTACTTCGCGCTGTCAATGTTGACTTCCTTGCCGAAGATCCAGCCCGCGCTGTTAAGGTCGTTCCAAGTGACATTGACAAGGATGACGCGGTCGCAGATGAGCAGCGTCTTGTCGCCGTCCTTGATCTTTACCCACTGGAGCTTCTTTGCGTCGTCTGAGGGCGTATTGCCGAAGCTGTAGTTTGAAATGTCTCCGGACATTGAGGGGATATTGCCCCTACCCGCGCCCGAATATGGTTCAGTGTCGTTACGCCACGGCTTTGTGGGTCTTGCCAGTGCCGCGCCGTTGTTGTAAAATCCGCCGAGCTTGACGGTTCCGAGATATTGCGCCATAAGGTAGCTCTCCTTCCGTTTTGATGAAGCGGTAGGGAGCGAATATCTTCTTCGCCAGATTGTAGGCGCAAGCCCATCGGGCGAAGCCGAGCCACGAATTGACCGATTGGACGATCGCCGCCTTCGTGATCGTGCCCTCCTGCAGCTTCTCCATCATCCGCTTGATGCGCCGCTTCTCCCGCCGTTTCGACTCGGTACGGAGAAGCAGATGCGTCGCTTTGATTTTGAAGCCGTAGGCGTTCACGCCCTGCCGCACATAGAAAATCTTGGTCTTCTGGTTGGTCTCAAGGTGCAGTCTCTCTTGGAGGAACACCTTGATCTTTGCTAACCACTCCCGGGCGATTTCCTTGTTTGGCGCTATGACGACGACATCGTCCATGTAGCGCGTGTAGAGCGTCGCACCGAGGAAGCGGATGCAGAATTGATCGAGCTCGTTGAGGTAGATGTTGGCAAAGTCCTGAGAACTCACATTTCCCAGCGGAATCCCTCTCTCGCCCTCCGGCGAGCTGTCGATCACTTTGCAAAGAAGCCTGTAAAAACGGAGGAAGTCCTCGTATTTCTCGGGGTACTTCTTCTTGAGCTTCTTGAACCGCTTCGCGATGATCTGCTTGAGCACGCTGCGGTCGATGCTGTAGAAAAACTTGCGGACGTCGATCTTGATGACCGTCGCCTCGTCGCCCCACTTCATGCGGGCGACCCTCATGTCATGCTGTACGTTGAAGGCAGCTCGGATGGGGCCTTTTCCGTACATACACGCAAATGAACGGTTGACGAATACCGGGCGGAAGAGCGTCTGCAGCTCCTGATGGATGACGAGCTGCACGATCTTGTCCCGCAGCGGCGGGATGTGGAGACTGCGCTCCTTCGGCTCCATGATGATCCTGTGCCGATACTTTCCCGGCGTGTACTCACTAACGCCCGCCTGTCTCGTTTTCTCAATTTTCTTGAGATCGCGCCACAGGCGCACGTTGTTCACCTCGGAATAGAGGTCGTAGAGCACGGCCTCCCGCGTGAACTTGCGGCTGCCTCGCAAGGCGGTCTTGTAGCCCGCCTCGATCGCTGACCAGCCCACGGCGTCCTCATAGCTGGAGGGTGGAGGGATCGGCGGCACGAGGGCCTTCTTGGTGTTCTTTGTGTTGTAGAGCATAATGGGGAATTTCGTCATTCGTGGCATCCTTTCCTTTTAGAACGGCTTGGCACCCATGACGCGGGTTGCTACCCACATTGTAGACCTCCCTCCGCCTCCCAATACGAGAGGGCGGGCGAAGCTCAGTCACTGTTTTTACGCCGTTTCTCAACATGGCGAAGGATTACCTCTCCCTTGAAGTATAACAAGGACACGCACCTGAAGCCGTGGCCGCAGATGACGTAATAACCTACAAGGCGGGGCGGAAACCGAGGTTCGGGTTGGAGTTCGTAGCATTGTTGTTGTTCCAGTTGCGGGCCGAATTGTACCCGCGAACCGCACGGTTCGACGCCAGACAGAGATAACCCTGAGTAGGTGCTGTACTTTTTCTGATGGTCTATTTTCGGTTGTTGATGAAGAACTTTTGCAGTCCTCCAATGATGCGCCCGATCTCCTCGAGCTTTCCTTGCAGTTCCAAGAGTTTCTTCTGCGTGATGTACTTCTGGTTCTTGGCGACACCTAAAAGCACGAGCAGCAGTGTCTTCTCTGCGTCCGCCTCATCCAGCCACATGAGCCGTCTGTTGACGTTCGTGAGGTTGTTGGCCATAACAGCCGCTCGGATGAGCTTGTAGCAGGATTGCTTGATCTCTTGGCACAAGGAGAACTTCTCGGAGGCGGGGAAGTTTTTCAGCAAGGGGTATATATCCCTTTCGAGAAATATCTCAGTTTTCTTTTGTAGGACTGACGGCTCTGCCATGATACACACACCTCTTTTCCCGAACGCGGGCAAGCTCGGCGTGATCACCATAATATTCGAAGCCGTAGTCCGTGAGTTTGATCCTGACAGGCTTGCCGCTGATGATGCTGTGCCCTGTGATGAGGACGTCGGCGTCCCCTGTGAGGGACAGCCCCGCCTCCGTCTGCAGGTTCAGCACGCCATCCGGCAACCCGCCGCACTTCTCGCATACCGGGGCCAGCTCCACGAGCAAGCTCCCGATGATGCAGCTTGCTTCCTTGCGGCTGCAAGCGACCTTATACATATGCTCGCCCACACAGCGGGCAGATGTGCGGTTGCTCCTTCATGCTGCTGCTCCTTCCTGCAAAGCTCATCCGGCCAGTGGCGGGATGACGCGGATCGTGTCGTGGTACTTGTTCAGAATGATTAGCTCGCCGTTTGCTTTCTGCTTCACGACCAGCCAGTTCTCCGGGGCGAGGCCCGCTTGCCCGAGCCGGATCTTCTGCTTGCGGGTGGGCTTCTTGCCGCGTCTCATGATCTGCCTCCTTTCCTTTTCTCAGCGTTTGTGGTAGAGCAAAAGCGAACGGCGGTCGGCGGAATTAAATCTAAGAGTCGCTTAGGTGTTGGTGGGCTTTAGCAGCCCGTCAGGGTGTCGCCCTTGACCTCGTAACGATTGGGGCCGATGATGACGAAGGCCAGCATATTGGTCGTGCCGTCATGGTTGACCTGATTGATCGCCTCGTCCAGCTTGCCGTTGGTGACATGGACTTTCTCCATGCTGCCGGTGCCGGTGTCCAACAGACCGAAGCCGTTGGCCTCTTCCGGGGTATCTCCGACAGTGGTGAGGGCCATCTCGTCGGGGGTGATCTCGTTGCGGCCCGGTTCCAAGTTGAAACCCGCCTCCGCCTCCTTCAAGGCGTCGTTCGTCTCTTCCAGTGTGGCCTCGCCAGTGGTGTACTTGAACAGGATGTCTGCGATGTCGTTCTTCATGGTGTCGTTCTCCTTCTGAAAAACGCCTCCGCCGCTCGCTTTTGCTCTACCGTTCGCCGATTTGCTATTTCATTTTCGGTCGGGGTGTGCTATGATTTACTTGCTTTATACTTAAATCAGATTACACCCCTATTATAGTAGCCCATTCACTAATTGTCAAGCCAAAATTAGCCTGTCCACTAAATTTTAAGGAGACTATTCACTATGACTATTTACGACCGAGTTCTCGCATTGATAAAAGAGCAAAACCTTACAGTCAAGCAAGTTGAGAGGGAATGCGATCTTGCCAATGCGACTATCCGCAGATGGGCAACCCAAACCCCTAATGTTGAAAGCGTCCGAAGAGTAGCGCATAGGCTAAGTGTGACGCTGGATTACTTGGTGGAGGGAGGTAGCTCAAACACAACCCCCGGCGCGTGCGATGGTGTCGGATTGTCTGAGATGGAGAGCGACTTGATCGCCATGTTCCGCTTATTGCCGATGGATGCTCAAAAGGAAGTTTTTGACTTGGTTCACTACAAGTACAGCCGCGTCAGCACCGGGGAAAAAGAGTCTATATTCTGGACATATTTCGACGAGAGCAGCAACGCAAAAAGCGGCCCCGCCGAGGACGCTGAAGCCCAAGGCGGAACCGCTTGATTTTTTGCGCTGTTTTGATTTAGTTGTAAATCTGTTTTCAGTCCCATTGATGAAGCGGCGAAAACCGAGGGTCGAAAGCCCGAAAACCCTTGAAAACAGGGCAATGGGACACAGTCCCATCGGTTTTGCAGATTTGTCCCATTGCTCGCCGCCTGTTTTGCCCCGCTTCGCCGCCCCGCCGCGCACGCCTCGCACGGCCAGCGCACGCCCTAATCCCCGCCGATCCGCACCGAAAAGCCCCGTTTTCCCCAAAACTCGCACGCTCTAACGCTCCGTTAGCACGCTTGCCCCTCTTGCAATCCGCCGCCGCGTCTGCTACAATAGCAGCATGAGCCGCAAAGCTCTCGTCCTCTTGGTCTGCTGCTGTGACTTCCGGGACGGGGCCGAGCGGCTCATACCATCTAAAAGCCCCGGAAATGGCGTTATACGGGGGGTTCGGGGGCTTTTTCGTATTCTGCGTATGTGTGCGCCTCGCCACGCCGCCGCCGTTGTGCGGCCTCGTGAGCGTAAAAAAAGCGCCGACCGCCGCCGACGCATCCTCATCTCAAGATTGTTGATAATTCGCGCCTCCGTCCCGCGCCGAAAGTCGCCGTTTCCCGCGTATTTCAAGGGTTTTCCCGCCGTCTCCCTCCTCATCCCGCCTTATCCCGCATTTCTCAAATATCCTGTCTCCCCACAGAAAAAATGAAAATCCTACAAAACCTACCAGAATACTATAACATGATTTGGGAATGAACGCAAATGGTTTCGAGAAATTGCATGGTATAGACGAAATGGGCGAAAAACAGGTGCTGACTTTGTGCAGAACGGCAGAGTAGTTGACGCGGCAGAAGCTTTCGGGTACAATAGA